GCGGCTTTCTCGGACATTTCATGCGTCTTCGCCAATGCCATCGCGCAAGGCCAGACCTACCCCGTCTACACGGGCCTCTACGGCGCGAGCAACTGCTCGTCCACGGTCCCGGGCTCGTCGCCTCAGAGCCAATACACGTTGAACGGTTCTAACCCGTTCTACGACGTTATGGGCACGAATACGCCGCCCCCGATTCAGGTGAGCCCGGCTGCGCAGCAGGCCATTCAAACCATCCTCTACACGGACCCGGTTCTTTCGGCGCTGACGCCGCAGCAACTGGCGACGCTCGCGGCCACGATTACTAACGGTATTTCGGTGACCTGATGCCATCTATTTTCGATACTCCGCTTACCGGATTCCGGCACGTCCAGACGCAGAACGGTGACTCGCTTCAGACCTTCGCTGCTCGCGTCATGGGCGATGCGTCGAATTGGGCCGTCCTTATCGGGATGAACAGCCTGATTCCGCCGTACCTGACGGACGATCCGGACTCGGTTGTGCCTGGCGTCGTCCTGAATGGCTCGTTCCTGATGATCCCCGCGGCGACGGCGGCACCGTCAACCGACCCGGACGACGTATTCCAGACGGACGCGATGCTGAATCCGGACGGCACTTTCGCGATTACCGACAACGGCGACTTCGCGCTCGTGTCTGGCGCTGCGAACCTCAAGCAGGCCCTCGAAAACGCTCTCGATACCGACCAGGGCGAGCTGATCTATCACGGGGGCTACGGCTACCTCGGACGCCGCCTGCTGGGCACAAAGAACGGCCCCACTGCAGGGCTTCTCGCTGCCCGCTACGCGAAGCAGACCGTGTCATCCGACTCGCGAATTTCCAGTGTGACCGACTCGACCGCAACGGTGGCCGGGACCGTCATCTCAACGATTGTGGAAGCCGAAACGATCGCCGGCACAAAGATTCCGCTCTCGACCGCGATCTCAAATTAGGGCACTGGCTCCAGAAGCTAACGGGGAACTTGAATGTTTCAGTTGAAAAATTTTGCGTCCATCGTCAACTCGATGGTGAACCGCATGAAGGCGACGCAATCAAAGATCACCGATTACAACGTCGGCGCCGTCGCGCGCACGCTCGTGGAAGCGCCTGCCGCAGAGATTGACGAGCTTTACCAGCAAATGTTCAACGGGCTGCAGGAAGCGATCCCTGTTTCGGTGTTCAACTCGTTCAACTTCCCGGCGCTCCAGGCGCAGTCTGCGTCTGGCCTCGCGCAGGTGACGATCGCCTCGCAGCCGACGGCGGTCCTTGTGTCGGCAGGTACGACCTTCACGCCGAACGGGACCAGCAGCAACGTCTATCAGTCCGCGGCGGACGTGGTTATCCCGGCCGGGAGCACGACGGTCAACATTCAGGTGGCTTGCACAGTCACTGGCTCGACTGGCAACTTGCCGCAGAATCAGACCTTCACTCTGTCGCCGCAACCAGCCGGTTTTGTGACGGCGGGGAACGCGAACTCGTTCGTGAACGGGCAGGATGCAGAGACGCCTGCGCAGCAGCTTATCCGTTTCAATAACTACATTTCGACGCTCGCACGCGGGACCGTCGCGGCTCTTTCGTATGGCCTCTCGACCGTCAACCTGACGGACGCGATGGGCAACATCACGGAAAAGGTCGCGCTCTCGCTGATTGACGAGCCATACACGTACGACGATACAAAGCCGATCGCTCTTGTCAACTGCTACATCCACAACGGCGTAGGCGGCACGTCAGGCGCGCTGCTCGCGCAGGCGATTAACGTCATCACTGGCTACTTGAATGCGCTTGGAGCGAAGATCCCCGGCTACAAGGCTGCTGGCGTCAAGACGAACGTCTATATCGCCACCGAAGTCCCGCTCCCGGTGACGGCGACAGTGACGATCGCCGCAGGGTACGTGTGGAGCAACATCGAGCCGCTCGTGAGCGCCGCGATCTTCTCTTACCTGCAGGGCCTGACCATCGGCAACAGCGGGAGCGCTCTCGCCGGAACCGACCCGGTCGGAACGGCTGTAGCTGCTCAGATCAGCAAGCTCGCCATGAATATCCCTGGCGTTACGAACTACGTTTCCGCGTTCACCGACACGCTCGCCACGACCGGCAATAAGAACATGCCCGGCGCGATCGCGCTGACGCAGGGGACCTAAATGCAGCTTACCCAAACCCTGCTTGGCTACCTAAACCGGGTATTCAATAAAGATCCGGCGCGCGTGCTCGCCATGTCGTTCAACCACGTCTACCCGATGTCGTGGCAGGTCCAGGATGGGGTCCTGACGACGCAGGTCCTCAATGGTGGCTACGGCGCGAACCTGACGATTAATCTGACTGAGTACACGTTCGCTCAGCTCGTCAACTATATCGCTGCGCAGCCGGGCTACGTTACGCCATACCTCGCGCCATCAATGGCGAGCATCTGTGCTGCCGCGCTTATGGATGCGTCCGGGAGCGTCACGCCCGCCGATCCGCCGCAGCCGATGTATGCCTACACGAGTGTGTTGTGGGCATACCTCGAATGCAACGCGGCCGAGCTCGAACTCGCTGCCGCGCAGATCGCGAACCTGCCAGCGGAAATGAGTACGACCACGGCCGATACGATTTGGCTTGATGTGCTGGGAACCTATTACAAAGTCCCGCGCCTTCCGGGCGAGGAGGACTCTGCATACGGCCCTCGCATCATTGCGAGCGTGCTGCGCCCCATGAGCAATAACGTCGCGATAGAACTCGCTATTACGACGTTCACGGGGCAAGACACAACGGTTACCGACGTGGTTCTTCCGGGCGTGACCGGACATGTCTATAACGCCGAGTTCAACTACGACGGAACCATTGAGCACAACGCGGTATCGACGCCCGTGTACGGTCTGTTTGACGTTGAGTATGGCTACGACATTATCAACGGCCAAGACCCGACCACGTTCGCGCAAACCATCACAGCGCTCATCAATACGCTGCGCGCGGCCGGGACGCACCTGCGCGACTTGTCGCTTATGGGGTCGAACCTTAGCGATAGCTTGACGCCGCCGACGGACGCGTTCTCGATGATCGAAGTGGTGGCGCCGTTCGCGGACTCGCTGACGCCGCCCACGGATTCGATGTCGGTTATTGCCGTCCAGTCAGTCCCGCTGTCTGACACGCTCGTGCCGCCAGACGACACGGATGGCATGGCGCTGACCATTCAATACAACTACACGTATAACGGCGTCCGCACGCACAACGGCATCGCCACATATAACAGCGGAACGACGGAAGTAGACACGCTTTAAGCATCAACTCTGGAGAAATTTGACCCGCACACGCGAAGGCGTGGTCGCGGGTGAAGTCGTGATTTCAGGCTAGGACCATCTACTTCAGAGGGTCAGTCTGACCATGCAACTTAATGAGCGTATCAAGCGCGCCCTTGCGGGCTTCGCGCTTCACGACACACTGAAGCCGCCGACCGGGCGGCTCGTCTATGACGTTCGCCGCAACGGAAAGCTCATTGAGCATGTTGACGACAACAACCTGATCGTTATCGGCTCGCAGCCCACGCACGCCGCTCTGCTCGGCGGCAACGTAGCGAACAACTCAGTCACAAAGTTCGGCGTCGGCACGAATGCGACCGCGCCAGTCTTTGGCAATACGAGTCTGACCGGTCAATACGCGAATGCGCTGACGGGCGTGAGCTATCCGGCCAGCAACCAGGTCCAGTTCTCTTTCGCGATGGGTTCTGCCGACGTTTCTGCATTCGGCATGGCGATCTCCGAGTTCGGCCTCCTGACTCAAGCAGGCGTCCTGTACGCGCGCAAGACGCGCACTCAGCCCCTCAACTTTGCGTCCGATATCGCCTTCAGCGGTACGTGGACCATTTCCTTTTAAGGGGTGAGCGATGGCGGCTGCCGTACTTCCCGAAATTACCAATTACGACCCTACGGTCTATCAGATTCAGCTTACCGATCCGGTTCAGGGATACAACCCTGCGAACCCGAACACCGCCGCTAATCAGGGCCTCTCGAATCAGGCTGCGCTGAATCTCGCGAACCGTACGAACTGGCTCTACACGACCATCAATAACATCCTCGATGGGGGTGTTGTTCCGACCGGTCTCGCGGCGCTGCTTAGTCCTGAGTTTGAGGGCACCCCTACCGCACCTACGCCGCCGCTCGGTGACCTGTCGCTCAAGCTGTCCACGACCGCGTTCGTGCAGGGCACGCTTGCTGGCATGCTCGCGCTGAGCGTTGCGGGTGGCATCAACGTGTCACTTAGTGCCGTGCAGGCCGGTAACGGCATCCTGAATTTCACGGGCGCTCTGACGGCGAATATTGCAGTCATTCTGCCGAGCACGTCGGGCAAGTGGATCGTTGAAAACAACACGACTGGCGCTTTCTCGCTGACGGTGAAGACCGCGGCGGGAACTGGCGTTGCCGTGACGCAGGGTAAGAACGTTGAGATCTACGGCGACGGGACGAACGTCTATCTCGCGACGAACGACTTCGCGAACATCCAGCTTACCGGCGTTTCGACTTCGACCACGCCTGCCGTCGGCGACCAGACGACGAAGATCGCGACCACGGCCTTTGCGTACCAACTGAAGAACGGCGTGATCCCCGTTCCGGTCGGTGGCGGCGCAAACGTGACGCTGACGCCCGCGCAATACGGCAACGGCATTCTGCTTCTGCAGGGCGCGCTGACGGCTGCAATCGAAGTCGTCATCCCGGCGCAGGGCGGCCAGTATGTCGTCGCAAACGAAACCACTGGCGCGTTCGGCTTGACGATGGGCTGCGGTGGCGCTGGCACGACAGCGACGATTCCGCAGGGGCAGTCGGTCATCGTCTACTGCGACGGCACGAATACCGTTCTGGCTGGCGCCGCGTCGTCTAGCTCGTTCGCTATCCACACCTTCACGGCAACGGCGGCACAGACCACGTTTGCCTGCTCGTACACGCCCGGCAACATCCTCGTCATCCAGAACGGATCGACGCTCGGCTCGATTGACTTCACGGCAACAGACGGCGCGAATGTCGTTCTGGCGACCGGCGCAAAAGTTGGCGACGGCGTCCAGGTTATCGCCTTCGCATCCTTCACGGTCTCGAATGCTGTGACGTGGACGGGCGGAACGATGCTTGGCGCGCTGCAACTGTTCGGCGGCGACACGGGCGTTGCTCCGGCTCCTGGCGATAGCAGCAACAAGCTTGTTACGAGCGCCTGGGTCGGCTCGAACACGCCCGGCCGCTTGCTTAACACAATCATCTATACCAATCCAGCGGGCACGCTATTGGTATCGGTGAATGGCAGCGCGTACACGGCTGCTGGAAGCTCTACATACAACCCGCTTTCTGCGCTGGCGACGGCAGTCGAGATCGAGGTTTTGGGCGGCGGTGGTGGGGGCGGTGGTGCGCCGGCTACTGGTGCCAGTCAATCTTCATTCGGCGCGGGCGGCGCGGGAGGAGGTTGGTTGCGCAAGCGGCTAAATACGGGCTTTTCTGCTCAGGCGGTTACTGTCGGCCAAGGCGGGACTGCGGCGGCTGGTGTCGCAGGCGGCACTGGCGGTACGTCATCCTTCGGTGCGTCATGGAGC